CTGCAGAGGTCACGCATCTCGGCGGACAGGCGCGCGCGCTGATGACGCTCGGCGAGGTTCAGGCCGCCGAGGACAACATCATCGCTGCGATGGGTCTGCCGAAGGAGTTCATCTACGGCGGCTTCTCGGCGATGGGATCGGGCATCCAGCTGCGTGTCCTCGAGAACCAGCTCGTCCACCAAACCGGCGATCTCAACGACTTCCTGCAGTGGATCACCGACAACTCGGCGAAGAAGCTCGGACGCGGCACCGTGCAAGTGTCGCTCGCGCCGTTCCGCTTCATCGATGACGTGCAGCAGAAGGCGTTGCTGCTCCAGCTCAATGTGGCGGACCCGCAAGGCGGGGCTTGGATCTCGAAGCGGACGATGGGCGAAGCCTTCGACATCGATCCGGCGGACGAGCGCAAATGGCGCAAGCAGGAAGCGCTCGACGACGCACGTGCTGCGATGGAGCTGCAGAACGAGCTGCAGAAGCAGCAGAACAACCTCGGCCAGCGCGCGCGCTCGCAAGCGCAGCTCGGACAGCAACCACTGGCGTACGACCAGCAAGCCGTCATCGCACAGGCGGATCAACTCGTCGAGCAGCTGATGGGTCTCGACGATGGGTCGCGGCGCTCGCAGATGCACGCGCTGCAGTCCGAGGACCTCGTCATGTACGCGGTGGTGAAGGAGCGCATTGAAGCGCAGACCACCGCGATGAACCACGAAGCGATCACCGCAGCGAAGGGCGGCGGAGATCCAATGGGAGGCGCCCCCGCGGCGTCGATGACATAGGAGTCATATGCAGCAGAATCCAAACTTCGCGGAACTGATCGAGCAGGCGCAGAGCGTCAGCTCGGACGTCGCCAGTCCGTTCGACGGCGCCAACGCCGCGCGTGTCGGGTTCCAGCCTGGACGCGCGCCGGGCGTGCCTGCGTTCGACTTCGAAGCGAAGGTCTCCGTGTTCGCGTTGCCCCACGACAGTGGGGAATACGAGGAGGTCCTCAACATGATGCTACAGGGCGAAGCCATCCTTCGCTTCGAGGAGAAGACCTTCACGAAGGAAGGCGATTTCATGGTGGCCATCTGCTACATGGTCCCGCGGGCGCGGCGCCAGAACGACGTGCCCGCAGGTGACGCAGGTGATCGGGAGCCCGTGCAGGGGCATGAACGACTCGCGTAACGAGGCCTTGTACCAAAATGACGACGAATCTTCGCCCCATCCTCGAGGACTCCGCGACGCGCCGCGAGATGATTCGCACCAAGGCGATCGAGGGCCTCTCGCAAGCGTTCCCGCTCAAGGCAGGAAAGCACACGCTCGAGATCACCAACATCCGCGTCGAGCCCAAGGAGTTCTCGTCGCGTGAGCAGAAACGCGCGATCCTCGAGGGGCGTACATTGGCGGAGCGCGTGCGCGGAGACCTCGTCGCGAAGAACGCCGAAGGTGTGGTGACGAGCCACGCGAAGGACTTCACGTTGCTGCAGCTGCCGTACTTTACGCCACGGCACACGTTCATCGTCGACGGCACGGAGTACTCGGTGTCGAACCAGATCCGGACGAAGCCCGGCGCGTACGTGCGACGCCGAGGCAACGAGGACCTCGAGGCGTCGTTCAACCTGTCCAAGGGCGCCAACTTCCGCGTGTCGATGGAGGCCGAGAAGGGGCTCCTCTACATGCAGCCGTCACATACGACGTCGAAGATCCCACTGCACCCGGTACTGCGCGCGCTCGGCATCCCGCACCAGGACATCTCTCATGCGTGGGGCAGCGAGGTGGCGGGCATGAACCGCGAGGCGTTCAAGTCGCCCGACAAGCACGTCGACAAGCTGTACGAAACGCTCATCCACCCCGCGAAGCAGACCCACGCGACGCCGGAGGAGCGTGCACGTGCACTGCGCGACTACTTCAATGCGACGTCGATGGACCCCGAGGTGACGCTCACGACGCTCGGCTACCCGCACGACAAAGCGTCGCCGTCGGCGATCCTCGCGGCGTCGCGCAAGCTGCTCGACGTGCACAAGGCTGCGGCCGACGTCGACGACCGAGACTCGCTCGCGTTCAAGACGTTCCACTCGGTCGACGACTTCGTGAAGGAGCGCATCATGCTCGATGCGCGAACGATGCGCGGCAAGATCGGGATCAAGCTCGATGCGCACCGCGGCGACATCCGCAAGGCCATGCCGTCAGGCCCGTTCACGCGCTCGATGCACGGCCTGCTGGTTGGTAGCTCGTTGTCGGCGGTGCCGATGCAGATCAATCCGATGGAGCTGATCGACGAAGCATCGCGTGTGACGATGCTCGGTGAAGGCGCCATCCCGTCGGAGCGCGCTATCCCGATGGAGGCGCGCGACGTCCACCCGACGCACCTCGGCATCCTCGACCCCGCGCGCAGTCCGGAGAGCTTCAAGATCGGCGTCGACCTGCGCGCCACCATCGGCGCGCGTCGTGACACGCAGGGCAACATGTTTGCCCCCGTTCGCGACCTGCGCACGGGCAAGCAGATTTTCCTCAGCGCAAAGGACATGGCGAAAGCAGTCGTCGCGTTCCCGGGCGAACGTGTTGCCCCGGGCAGACTCATCGACGCGATGAAGGACGGTGCGGTGCAGCGGGTGAACGCCAACCTGGTGACACACCAGATCGACAACGTGCACGACAAGTACGGCGCGACGTCGAACCTCTTGCCGTTCATCTACGGCGTGCAGGGCAACCGCGTGCTGATGGCCTCGAAGCACCAGGGACAAGCGCTGCCGCTCGTGCACCGCGAGGCGCCGCTCGTCCAGGTCGCGTCATGGAACCCGGGTCGCTCCGTCGAGCAGGAGATGGTCCGCCTGATCGTGCCGACCGCGCCGACCGCCGGCGTGATCTCGCACATCGACGACGACCACATCCACATGACGGCGCATCCGACCAAACACGGAGCGTTCGTCGACACGAAGCTCGCGTGGGAGACCAACTTCGTCGTCAACACGTCTGACGAGAAAATCGCCGGACCCGCCACGTTCAAGCTGCACTACGATCAAGATTTCCCGCTGGCCGCCAAGACGGCGTTGCACAACACGCTGCTGGTGAAGGCAGGCGACCACGTGCAGGCAGGACAGCCGCTCGCCGAGTCGAACTTCACCAAGGACGGCACGCTCGCGCTCGGCGCGAACCTGCGCGTCGGCTACATGCCGTACCGCGGGCTCAACACCAACGACGGCATCGTCGTGTCTCAAGGTGCGGCGGACAAGTTGCTCTCCGAGCACATGTACCAGCACACGCTATCGCGCGACGGCAACGTGCAGCTCGGACGCGAAAAGCACCGCGCGTACTTCGGGAGCCGCTATTCGCGCGAGCAGTACGATCACCTCGACGACGACGGGGTGGTGAAGCCCGGCACGGCGCTCAAGACTGGCGACCCGATCTTCGTCGGCATCCGTCCGACACAAGCAACGGGCGACGCCGCGTTGCTCGGGCGCCTCTCGAAGTCCCTGGTCAAGCCGTTCGAGGAAATCGTCGAAACGTGGACACATGATCGCCCTGGTACCGTGATCGACGTCGCCAAGACGCCGAGTCGCGTCGCCGCGTCGGTACGCACGAACGAGGCACTGCAGATCGGCGACAAGCTGTCGAACCGCTACGGCGGCAAGGGCGTCATCGCGAAGATCATCCCCGACCACCAGATGATTCGTGATGAGAAGGACCGTCCACTCGAGCTGCTGTTCACCAGCGCCGGCATCGTCTCACGCATCAACCCAGCGCAGCTCAACGAGACGATGCTCGGCAAGGTCGCCGAGCACACCGGCAAGCCGATCATGGTCCAGCCGTACACCGAGGGTCGTGACGACCACGACTACGCGCGCAAGCTGCTCGCCGAGCACGGTCTCAAGGACAAGGAGACGGTGCTCGATCCGATCACCGGACGACGCATTCCCGGCATCGCCGTCGGCAAGAGCTACATCCTCAAGCTGTTCAAGACCACGGACTCGAACTGGGCGGCGCACGGGGCCGAGCGCTACGACTACAACCAGCAGCCCGCGCGCGGCGGTGATGATGGCGCAAAGGGCATCGGCAAGATGGAGTTCGACGGGCTCGTCGCGCACAACGCGCGCAACGTCCTGCGCGAAGCCGCATCGATCAAGAGCCAGCGCAACGACGAGTTCTGGCGATCGGTACAACTCGGACTGCCGACGCCCGCACCGAAGTCGCCGTTCGCATACGGCAAGCTGCTCAACATGCTGACGGGTGCTGGCGTGAAGGTCGACAAGAGCGGGTCGCGTCTCTCGCTCGGTCCGTTGACCGACAAGGACATCACCTCGATGTCGTCGGGCGTGCTCAGCGATCCGCATCGCTTGATCCGCGCGAAGGACCTGCGCCCGGAGACCGGCGGCTTGTTCGATCCCGCGGTGACCGGCGGCATGCAGGGTACGAAGTGGGCGCACGTCGATCTGCACGAGCCCATCGTGAATCCGGTGTTCGAGGAGCCCGTACGCCGCCTGCTCGGACTGACGCAGAAGGAATTCACTGAGCAGGTTGGCAAGGGCGGCGGCTGGTTCAAGAGCGCGCTGTCGGACATCAACGTCGACAACAAGCTGCGTGAGCTGCGCGAGCAGTCGCGCAAGGCGCGTGGGCCCGTGCTCGACGGCGTCGTGAAGCAGATCAAGTACCTCGACGCGCTGAAGGAGCGCGGCTTGAAGCCGCAAGACGCGTACGTGCTCTCGAAGGTGCCGGTGACGCCGCCGGTGATTCGTCCGATCCTGCCACTCAAGGACGGGCGCCTGCAGGTCGGCGACGCGAACCTGCTCTACAAGGACGCCTTCCTCGCCAACGATCAGCTCCGCGGCGCGCACGCCGTACTGCCGTCAGACGAGCTGCACGCGCCTCGTCGTCACCTCTACGACGCGGTCAGCGCGCTGTTCGGCGTCGGCGACCCAGTGAGCCCCGGTGCGGAGAAGCGCGGCGCGAAGGGCTACCTCGCCGCGATCACCGGCACGCGTCCGGGCTCTGGGTTCTTCCAAAGTCGCCTGATGAAGCGCCAGCAAGACGTGTCGGGTCGCGCGACGATCGCACCGGACCCGACG